ATAGAAAAAATAGTAAATATTGAATTAAAATGTGATAATTGTAATAATAATTTTATTAGTAAAGATCTTCATAGTCATAAAAATAAAATAAAGGCGCTTTGTAAAGATTGTAATTTAACAAACAATATTTTCAAAATAAGAACATATAAAAATTTAGCTAATAAAACAATTTGTTATCAATCTAAGTTTGAATTAAAATTTATTAGGTATTGTAATGAAAATAAAATATTAGTAATTAATGGACCTAAGATTGAATATAATAGAAGTAATAGTAAAAAAATTCATACTTATAAAATTGATTTTGCTATTCCAAAATTAAAATTATTAATTGAAATAAAAGATAACCATATTTGGCACAAAGAACAAGTTCAAACTGGAAAATGGAATGAAAAAGTTAATGGGGTTGAAAAATTTTTACAAAATAATTCTATATATTGTAATGTAGTATATGAAAAATATATAATTATATATCCAAAAAACTATGTAGAAGAATGTAAAAATATTTTAGATGATTATTGGAAATATGGGAATATATAAAAATAAAAGCATAATTAATTATTCAATATATAATAAGATATAGTCTGAGCTGTATAGAAATATACAGAAGCATTGATTAGTAGTCTTTGCGATAACAAAATGGGAACTTTTGATATTTCTGTTTTAAGTATTGAAGACGGTATTTTTGAAGTTAAGGCAACGGCCGGAGATACACATTTAGGCGGTGAGGATTTTGACAATCGTCTTGTCAGTCATTTTGCTCAAGAATTTAAACGTAAACATAAGAAAGATTTAACTGGGAATCCGCGGGCAATGAGAAGACTTAGAACTGCATGTGAAAGAGCTAAGAGAACATTATCTAGTGCTACACAATCATCTATTGAAATCGATTCACTTTTTGAAGGAGTTGATTTTTATTCATCACTTACGAGAGCGCGTTTTGAAGAATTATGTGGTGATTTATTTAGAAATACTATTACACCAGTAGAAAAAGTAATGAAAGATGCTAAATTATCTAAAAATCAAATTGATGAAATTGTTTTAGTTGGTGGTTCAACTAGAATTCCAAAAATTCAACAATTAATTTCTGATTTTTTTAATGGAAAAGAACCTTCTAAGTCAATTAATCCAGATGAAGCTGTAGCTTATGGAGCAGCAGTTCAAGCATCTATTCTTGCTGGCAATAAATCTGAAAAAACAGAAGATTTACTTCTATTAGATGTAGCACCTCTATCACTTGGATTAGAAACTGCTGGAGAAGTAATGACTGTATTAATCCCTAGAAATACAACTATTCCTACAAAGAAATCTCAAACATTTTCAACATATGCTGATAATCAACCAGCTGTAACTATTCAAGTATTTGAAGGAGAACGTGCTAGAACAAAAGATAATAATAAATTAGGAGAATTTACACTTGCTGATATTCCACCTATGCCAAGAGGTGTTCCTCAAATTGAAGTTTCATTTGATATTGATGCTAATGGTATTTTAAATGTTACAGCTCTTGAAAAATCAACCGGAAAATCTAATAATGTTACTATTAAGAATGATGGCTCTAGACTTTCAAAAGAAGATATTGAACGTATGACTAATGATGCTGAAACATATGCTAAAGAAGATGCTGAATTTAAAGAAAAAGTAGAAGCTAAAAATGGATTGGAAAATTATTGCTTTTCAATTAAAAATAATATTAACGATGAAAAATTAAAAGATAATATTCCAGAAGATGATAAAAAAATGGTCGAAGAAAAGATTGATGATACACTTAAATGGTTAGAAGCTAATAATTCTGCTCCTAAAGAAGAATATGAATCTAAGAGAAAAGAATTAGAAGAAACATTCAAACCTATTATGGATAAACTAATGCCATCGGGAATGCCTTCAACAACAGAAAATACTAATTCGGGACCTAATATTGAAGAAGTTGATTGATTAATAATTTATTAAATATATATTTATTAATTAGTAAATATATATATATTTAAACAAATCTTTGTAATTCTAATGTTTTACCTCTTGTGCTTGAATTAGAAGGTAAAGCCAATAAAGCATACATATTACTAGCATCTCTTTTATATTTTAAATAACTTATTGCTTCTTTATACACTTGTTCAATAGCATAACTTTCAACTAAAGCATTTAAATCTCTTATTTGCTCTCTAATATTTGTTTCTAGATTGAGAGAATTTTGTAAAAAAACACTACGCATAATTATTTTTAATTCATCTTCATCTTGTAATCCAATTACAAATTCACCATTTGATTTATCAAATACTCCTTTTCTTATGTTATTTTGTAATATATTAATATTTTCACTACTGAAATATGCTAATGATAAAGGTGTGTTCATCCAGTTACCAGTCATTGCATCTCTAAAAGCTGCTGTTGTATGAACTGGTATTTTATCAGATAATTCAAATTGATTATTTAAAGTTGGGCTTATTATATCTATTCTTCCATTTGTAGTTGGATAATTTGTAAAACCTTGTTGAGTCATTATATAAATTGATAGAAAAAATAAAATTATTAATTACTAAACTATTAATTTTAAAATCTTATTTTATATAAATATTATATATGTCATTTCAAAAAATAACTATTATAGTTGCGACTATTATTTTAATATGTTGTCTTGTTGTTATTGGGTTTTTTTTAGCAAAAAATAGATATCAAAATAACCAGTGGAAACCTGATGTAGGAGATTGTCCAGATTATTTTGTAAAAGTTGATGACCCATCTAAACCAAATACTTGTAAACCAGAACATTTAGATATGTTTGATAGTAATTGTCATCTCTCTAAAGGACAAGACTTTACTAATATGAAAGTATGTCAAAAATTAAGTTGGGCTAATAAATGTAATGTAAAATGGGATGGTATAACAAATGATGATCCTACAATAAAAAAATGTAAATAAATATATATAATGAATTTTCAACAAATTGTTATTATTGTTGCTACAATAATCTTAATTTTAATGTTAATAATTATTGGTTATTCATTGGCAAAACATAGAAATAATCAAACCTTTCCTCCTGCTTCCTCTGAATGCCCAGATTTTTGGGTATCAACAGATAAAGGTTGTGAAAATCCTAAAAATTTAGGCAATTGCGGAAAAGGTCCTTTCGATTTTAGTCAACGTAGATATAAAGGTCACGACGGTAACTGTAATAAAGCAAGATGGGCAAGAAATTGTCAAGTAACATGGGGTGGAATTACAAATAATGATCACCTAAATAAATGTAGATAAAAAAGTTATATAAATTTATAATAGTATAATATATTAATTATATTAATGAATCTTGATATGATTAATAATTTACCTAATGATATTATTGACTATATATTTACTTTACTATCACCAAAAAGTAAGATAGAATCTTATATTCGAGATATTATTAGAAAAGATTATATTTTCTTATTTAAAACAATATTTTATAGAAATTTATCACATTGGATGCTAATGACGAATTATCCTTACTCTAAAAATATTGTATTTAAAAATTATTTAGCATTTTTAAAGTATTATGCGGAAAAAAATTCATCTTCAAAATGTTTAAATTTTATAAATAAACATTATAAAAGTGATAATTTAAAATCACATAAATATAAATTTTCAAAAAATATTAAATGGACAAACTAAATTATAACAAAATATTAAATAGAGAAAATATTTCAAATAAAATAATTGATATTTTACATCATTTCAATAATAATAAAAATGATTTATCTATTAAAAGAGGAATATATATTTATGGCGAATCAGGAAGTGGAAAAACCTTTTTTATTAATAATCTTCTTAGAAAACTTAATTATGATATTATATATTTTGATTCTAGTGATTCCAGAAATAAAAGCATTTTAGATATTATTACAAAATATAATATGGGCACATCTAACATTCTCTCTCTCTTTAAAAAAGAAAAACGTAATATTGCGATAATAATGGATGAAATTGATGGAATGAATAATGGAGATAAAGGAGGTATAAATTCATTAATAAAGCTTATTAGACCAAAAAAAACAAAAAAACAAAAAACAGAAGAAATAACTAACAATATTATAATATGTATTAGTAATTATCAAGTGGATAAAAAAATCAAGGAACTTATGAAAATTTGCCATAGTTTTGAATTAAAATCTCCAACAGATAATGAAATAAAAGAAATTATAAAAAATCAAATACCTAAATTATATAATGATAAAAAATTATTAGATAAATCTATTAATTATTGTAATAATAATTTAAGAAAAATAAATTTATTATATAAATTTTATATTAATAATATTAATAATTTAGAATATTTCAAGAATATTATACATATTAATAATAGTAAAAAAATAGATTATGATACAAAAAATATCACATCTATTCTAATAAATAATAAATATAATATTGAAGAACAAAGTTATCTAATTAATGAAAATGATAGAACTATAATTGGTTTATTATTTCATGAAAATATTATTGATCAATTACAAAAATTTAAAAATAAAAATAGTGCTATTTCAATATATTTAAAAATTTTAAATAATACATGTTATGGTGATTATATAGATAGAATTACATTTCAAAAACAAATTTGGCAATTTAATGAAATGAGTTCTATTATAAAAATTTTAAGTAACAATTACGAGTATCATAATTATTTGGAAAATAACTCACTTACAATAGATAAAATTAAAGATATACGATTTACTAAAGTTCTTACAAAATACAGCACTGAATATAACAATTCTTTATTTCTTCAAGATTTATCAAAATTTTTATCAATGGATAAAAAAGATACTATATCATTTTTTAAGTATTTAAGATGTAATTATAGTATCGAAAATATTCAAGATATATTAGAATTATATGAAATAAATAATCTTGAGATTAACAGAATTTATAGATATATAGATAAAAATAATAAAAATACTAATTCTATTAGTGAATATGATTTAGATAATGAATTTTAAATAAATATTTATAAATAATATTATTTATTTAGATAATTATGAATAAAGAATTTTATATGCCTTATGATCAAATACATCATTAGGAAATAGAAGATTATATTTATTATACCAATCTGTAATGATACTTTCTTCAAGAACTACATTTTTATGTTTCATATATGACTCTGGAGATTGATAATAAAGAAAATTTGGAGTTCTTTTATTATATGACCGTTTACCATTTGAATCCATAATATCACTAGCGTCCGTTACTTTAAAAAACCGCTTTTCTTCATAAGTACCAACTCGCCATGGATACTCTGCACCAGTTACAGCGTCTACAATTCGCTGCCCTTCAATATTTGATGGATAATAACTATTTTTATAATTAAAAAAACCGACATTATATTCTAAATCATTATTAATAGAATCTGTCATATTTTATTATAATTTGTTATTAATATTTTTTTATATAGTTTTACTTATCTTTATAAATAAGTTATTTACTTGTTAATTTGATTTATAATTTCTCTATCTTCATCTGTAATATCATTAATAGTATTATTCATTGATTTACTATTCTTATCAACCTCGCTATTATTATTTTGGATATTTACATTATCACTATTTTGCTTATTTCTATAAGATTGAATAATACTTTCTTGAACCATAATTTTTTTTGTTAATTCTTGAATTTTTTGATTTTGTTGTTTTAAAATTTCTACTATTTGTTCATTATTTAAGACAACTTGTTTTCCATTTTGTTCTACAATTATTTTTCCTTCATTATTTTTTCTTGCTTCTTCAACCATTTTTTTTCTCTCTTCTGCTATTTTATTTGTTTGTCTCAATACTTCTGGTTTATTCATTGGTTTACCAAAATCATATTTTTCTAACTCATCATCAACATTCATAAAAAATTCTTTTAATTCTTTACTTTTAACAAAATCTTCTACTTTTTTATCAGATGGTTTACAATAATTAGGATGTGGATTATCTAGTAATCTTTTTTTGTCAAATGTATTATGTATATGAGAAAATACTAAAATTGTTTTTTTTGGCTCTAATTGAACAAAAGGAACTGTATAGTTTTTCAAAAAATGCTTTTCCTCTGCTAAAGCAGCATTATCATCATAAGAATGTTTATTTAATAATTCTTTTTTAAATGCAAACGTTCCAGCTGTTGCATGATTAGGACCATAAGGACCAAATTGATACATTTGGTTAATATGTTTAAAATATATATATATTTCACTAGCACCAGCACATAATGCTTTTGGATGTGATAATAACATTTCAACTGAATGACTTACACGTTCTGGTGGATAATAATCATCATCATCCATATATACAATAATATCACCTGAACATTTTTCATGCATAATATTTCTTTTTTTTCCCAAAACCATTTGTTCCTCATATTTATAATATTTAACTTGAGGAATATCCTTTACTAAATCTTCTATTTTATCGGTTCCATCATCAATAATAATCCATTCCATCTTATCTTTTGGATATGTTTGATGTTCAAAACATTTTATCAATGTTTTTATAAATGGTCTTCTATTAAATGTTGGAGTACAAATACTAACTAATGGTTTAATTAAATGAGTCGGTTTTTTTGGTTTTTTTCCCATATTATATATTTATTTAGTTAAGATTTTTTTATATTATAATTATTATATTATACATTATAATAGTTATAATAGTTATAATCTATAATAGTTATATTATCATACTTATTATGCTTAATATTAAAGTCAACCCAACAAAAAACATATACATATTTTTATTTTCTTGAGCATTCTTACTAATTGCTTTGTATCCTCCGGCAAAATAACCTACAAACATTAATTTTATCATTGTAATAATATTGTAAATCAAAGAGTTATACGATGTTAATATTATAATTAATGCTATAAATGCTATTGGAAGCAAACTTGTGTAAACTATACTTGTTATTGGAAAAAATATTACTTCAAATGGTATTAAAAATATAAATGGAAAAAAGAAATTTACTACTATTAATAATATTAAACTTAAAAATATTAAATATAATAAATTATAAGGTAAACTTGTTGTTAATAAGTTATAAATATATACAAATGAACTTGAAAATCCTGATAATAATACGATTCCTAATATTAATGGTATTCCAATAATAAATAATATTAAATTTCTATAATAAGGATTATTTGGCATAATATATTCTATTATTTGTAACAAATCTAATATTCTAGCATTATTTATTACATTTGTTTTTTCTGATACTGCTTTAAAATAATTAAAGAAATCTATAATTATTTCCATAATTGTTTTTATTATACCCTCCGCCATACCCGCTTGTAATCTTGTAAACCAAGTTAAAAAGTCAAATTTATATTTTTCAATAGGTAATCCTGTTGAAAATGAAAATCCATTTAATATTTTGTCTCTTCCTTTTAAATAACCATTCTGATCTAATTTTAAACCTTGACAAAATGGATATATTTCATTATTTTCTTGATAAAAATAATATGATGGAAACCATAAATCATTAAATGTTCTCTTTTTTCCATCTTTACCAATTGTAGTTAATACTCTACCACATGTTATTAAAAAACTTAAATTACTTGTAATTAATACTGTAAATATTATAGAAAATATTACTGTTGCTAAAATTAATATTCCAGATAATATTCTAGAACCAATAGAAGATTCATTTTCTTCGGTATCATTTTTACTAGGTATATTATCTATATTTTTTTCTAATCGTTTTTTATCTATTATATCATCTAGATCCAAATTATTACCAAATATATTATTTAAATTCGAATTATTACCAAATATATTATTTAAAGTATCTTTCATTATATATTTTGTATATAATAAATATCATTAAAAATATAATAAATTATATAAATATATTAAACATTATATATATTTATATGTATACATATCCTTATAATGAACAAGATTGAATCAGAGGTTAAATTAGATTTTCATAATGTTCTTATTAGACCTAAAAGAACTACCTTAAATAGTCGTTCTGAAATTGAATTAGATAGAACCTTTAAATTTAAATATAGTAATGTAGAATGGTATGGTAAACCTATTATTGCTGCTAATATGTCAACAACTGGAACATTTGAAATTTATAATACTTTAAGTAAACATAATATTATTACTGCTCTTCATAAATTTTATTCTATTGATGATTATTCAGAATTTAAAAAATCTTCCCCAAATCCTAACCTATTTATGATTTCAACTGGTATTGGCCAGGAATCTTTTGAAAAATTGAAATCTATTTTTCAAGTAATTGATTGTAATTGGATTTGTATTGATATTGCAAATGGATATATTTCTAAATTAATTGAATTTTGCGCAAAAGTTAGACAAGCTTTTCCTAATAAAATTATTATTGCCGGTAATGTTGTTACTAGAGAATTAGTTGAAGAATTAATATTAAATGGAAAGGTTGATATTGTAAAAGTTGGTATTGGACCTGGTTCAGCTTGCACTACAAGAATTAAAACTGGTGTTGGAATGCCTCAATTATCCGCTATTATTGAATGTGCTGATGCTGCTCATGGTGTTAAAGGGCATATAATTGGTGATGGTGGTATTACTTGTCCTGGAGATATGGGTAAAGCTTTTGGTGGAGGAGCTGATTTTGTTATGGCAGGTGGTATTTTTGCTGGTCATGAAGAAAATCCAGGAGAAATTATTGAAGAAAATGGAATTAAATATAAAATTTTTTATGGAATGAGTTCAAAACATGCTATGGAAACACATTATGGAAAAATGGATAATTATCGTTCATCGGAAGGAAGACATATTAAAATTAAATTTAAAGGTAATTTAGAAGATACAGTTTTAGATTATCTTGGTGGATTAAGAAGCACTTGCACTTATATTAATGCTAAAAATATAAAAGATATGAGTAAATGCACTACATTCATTAGAGTAACGCAACAAGTTAATAATATTTATGCTTAGTTTACAATATAATTTCTAAATTTAATTTTGATATTATATGATTTCTATCAAAATTATATAAATTATCTTTTTTAACTCCTTTACAAAAACTACTTATATAAGTAAAAGCATCTAAACCTCGTTTTCCAGAAGAATTTTCTCGATATAATAACCAATCATGCCACATATTATCATACATTGATACAAAAATATTATTATTTACTTTTTGAGCTCTACTAGCAAAATCTAATGAGTCATTTCTTATTGTTTCACTATCCCCAACTAATATTAACAATGGTGGTAATTTAGATAAAACTGAACTTGTTGCGTAATATGGGTTCGCTATTTTATTATTAAATAAATTTGGATCATTTAAATATATTCTAGCATCTTTTATAAAATATTCTGAATTTTTTGCAGGAGATAATTTAAATATTGGATCCCCAGTTTTCATATTTTCAGACCATGTTCTAGTTTTATATGAAGAAGTATTACAATTTAAATTTAGCCAAGGGCTAATTAAAAAACCACTTGAAAAATCATTAAAATATTTTAATAATGTTGACATTGTTATACAACCTCCTGAAGAATCGCCCCCTATAATAATATGTGAATATTGTTTTTCTAAAAACTTTTTTAATTTCATTATATCATCAATTTGTGATGGATAACTTTTTATAGGTGGTAATACAAAATCTGGAGCATATACATCATATCCTGTTAAATTACATAACATATAACAAAAAAATACATAAGATTCTTCCCTTGGTGATTCATATAAAAAACTTCCACCATGAATAAATATTATTGCTTTATTATTATTTCTCTCTACATTTTTTTTGTAAATATCTACATAACCTCTTCCTTCTTTCCATTCATTTAATAAATCATTTTCTTCTATACATGTTTTAACAATCTTATTTTTTATTTCATTATATTGACTATTATTTACTATATATTTCATTATAGTTTAGTAAAGAAATTTTATCTCTGTATTAATTATATGATAAATAATATAATTAATAATAAAAATATGAAACTCTATTTAAAAATATTTTTAATTTTACTATTGTTCTTATTTTTCTTATATTTAACAAATTGTTACACAAAAAGAGAGAATTTTGAACAAAATAATACTTCACAAAAGAATACAATAACAAAAAATATAAATAATATTGAAGTTCCCGCTGATTTTCTACCAACGCATCCTTGGACTAATGCTAAATCCGGTTTAGATATTGTTGATAATCCACAGGAACATTATCTTTATGAAGATGATAAAAAAGCTGAAAAATATGATAAAGATTCATCACAATTTACAAGGAGTTTTACATGTAGACCTTCTATAACTGGAGTATTTACTGACTGTGGTCCTTATTCATTTAACGCTTGCGGACCTATAAAACCAAGCACTTCTGATTATGATAAATCAAAAAATAAAAAACATAGAAAACATAGAAATGATAGAAATAAAGGTGAAGAAATTTCAATAAATTGTCATAGAAATATATGTCATCATGTATATCATCATAAAAATAAATGGGTAAATGATAATGATGATAATGATCATAATGATAATGATGATAATGACAATGATAATGACAATGATAATGACAATGATAATGACAATGATGATAATGATCGTTATAATGAATATGGATATAGAAAAATAAATAGAGATTTTAATCACAATAGACGGCATAGACACAATATTCGCGATTATCAAGATAGAAAAGATAGATATGATAATAGAAATCAAGATCAATTAGATTATGATGAATATATGAATGATTTAGATGGTTATTAACTTTATCTAGAAAACATTAAGCCAGCATTACCTGATTCAAATATTAATATATTATATCTTTCTTCCATTAAATGTAAATTATAGTTGTAATCATAAAGTCTCCATGTTGGTTTATTTACACCAATAGGATTACTATCGTCATCACATACTACTAATGTTTGAGTATTTGCATCAGCTGGAGGGGTATATGTTGAATATTCAAATTCTATAACTGAAAATTTACTTAAATTTACTGCTCCACTAGGTTGTAAATTAAAAGGACTTGTATCTAAACAAAAATTATAACAATAAAGAAAAGATTCTGAATAAGAACCATTTCTAATATATTTTTCTATCATATTATAAACCTCTGCTGGAAATGGATTTTCCCTATATTTTCCATCAAAAAGTAAAGCCCATGTTAACATTATATCCCTCTGATTTTGTGGTCTAATTGCTCCATATGTTCCTAATGGCATTGAACCTTGATTAAATGGTCTATTATTAGGAAATGCTTGACCAGGTAAAGGGCCTGCTGGTTCTAAAACACCATATTCCCAATTTGTATAATTACTCCATTCATTTCTTTGATCTACATCATCTCTTTGAAAATACCACATCCAATTAGCTACAAGTCCCATTGAATAAATCTTAGTTCTTTGATTTCCAGTAACATTGTAAAAATCATATTCATGAACTTCTCTTATCAAATACTTTTGCGGTTTAGATGCAAATATTCTTACTTCATCATCACTTAAAAAAGCATATGTTGATACTAAATGAATATCAGAAAACCAATCTGTTCTTTTATCAATATAAACATCATTATTTGTTTCATTTAAATGATTATTTGGTGGCGGGTGTAAAAATCTATAAAACTGATATGCTGGTATATTTTGATCTGGTCTAACATATTTACCCCTATTATTATCATCTATATTTGGTCTTAAAACATCTCTAATTACAAATAATTCTGTTATCGGTCTACATTCAATTTCAATTTGTAAATAATTATATTGTAATGCAACTAAAGGAAATGCCATTTTACTTGATAAAGTTGACCATATATTTATTGGTATATATATAGTCTCACTTGTTATTGATGGCTGGGGTCCACCTTGACTTTCAGGAATATAAATAGCGCTTGGATATACACCATTATTACCTGCTCCATAAATTGATTTACCACCATAAAAAGCTGGGTTTGTTAATTGAGAACCAAATTCTTTACTACCATTTCCAATTAATTGATTAAAAAAATCTTGTTTTGCTCCCGGAAAATCACGAGCAACCATATTCAATAAATATTGCCCCGTAAATTCTTGTATTAATTGCCCTCCCACTGTTAATCTAATATTTTTTATTATTTGGGCTCCTATATCACGTATCCATTTAAATTCATATGGTATTTGATTATTTTCATCATTTTCATGTAGTATAGGGCTCCATATATTTGGTAATTTAATCGCAATATAAGTATCCATTAGTAAATCAGCATATCTTGGAACTCTAAATGTGAAAACTGAATCTTCATTTAAACGAAGAGTTCTTAGACCAGAATAATCAATTCTAAATTTTTGTAAACCAAAATTAGTATATTTTGCATATGTTGTTTTAAAAAAAGTTTTTGAAGGATTCCCATTTACAATAACATTTAAATTACCATAAGCAACTAAATTTAATAAACCTCCTCCCATTTATATATAATTATTATTATTATTAATTATATATTTAACTATTTTATCACTATAATTATATATGGATACTGCCAATAATATAAAAAATAATGTTATTGATACTACCAAAAAAACTTTAAATAAAATGAATAATAATCAAATTATTATTATTGTTTCAATATTAATATTTATAACTATAGTTTTTGGTATTGTATATTATATTTACAGTATTTTAAGATTAAAAGGTCCTACTGGAGCTAATTGTACTAAAATGGATTTACTATATAAAAATTATCCGCCTATAAAATCTTTGAAATTTTCTAATAATCAAGATTATGATTTAAGAGACTATTATATTAAAACTGCCTTCAATGCTTGTAGTCCAGGAAATTTCAAAAATGATTTTGTAAATACTTGTGCTTTAGAAGCATGTATTAAACAAGGTGTTAGATGTCTAGACTTTGAAATTTATTCTATAAATGATAAACCTGTTATCGCTACATCATCTCAAAATGATTTTCATTTAAAAGAAACATTTAACTACGTATCCTTCTCTGATGCCTTAGATATTATTAATCAAAATGCATTTGACAGTAATTGTCCTAATCCCGATGATCCATTAATTTTACATTTTAGAATTAATTCAAACAATACAAAAATATATACTGAAATGTATAACTCATTAAAGAGTGCTTTACAATCTAAATTATTAGGAATTAATTATAGTTATGAAAATAATGGTCAAAATTTAGGAAAACTTCCAATTAAACAATTCTATAATAAGGTTATTATTATTGTCAATAGAGATAATCCTCTTTTTCAAAAAACTGAACTTGATGAACTTGTAAATCTTTCTAGTAGTAGTGTTTTTATGAGACAAACTAGATTTAGAGATGTATTATATAATCAAGACTATAATTTTGCTGATTTTAATAAAAGAAATATGACAATTGTTTTACCAGATAAATCAGGTGACCCAGTAAACCCTAATTTTTCTATGTGTCAAAAATTTGGTTG